GTTCAAACAGGTTTGACTCCTGAAGCTAAAGTCGAAATGATGGCTAGATTGAATCTATTTTTAGATAATCTTGCTGAAAGTTTTCGTTTTAGTTATCCGAAACATGAAGCTCATGGAGAAATCCCAACTCTTGCCCCATTGCCCCAATATCCTATGGAAGTGATTGTAGATGAAGATGGAGTTCCCGAATTAGAAGATGATGAATCTGATGATGAGAGTGAATCTTTGGATGAATTCTTTTCTGATGATGAAGATAGTGATTTCCTCAGAAGAATCCTTTTCCATCACGCGCAATCAGCTGAAACACAACAAGTTGAAAACGCTCCAACCATCACTACTGATGGTACCATCTCTACGTTTGCTGAACTTTCTGAAAAGCAATATGGAAATTTTGAGCAACATGCCCCGCACTATAACGACGTCATTCCGTACCCAGACCATACTCTGGACGAAATTTTATCTAGAACATATTTAGACGGAGACGAAGTTTGGTCCTCTTCCTCGACCTTCAATGAAGTGATTTTTTCAAAAATACTTCCTCAAGCACTTCTTGCGGTCGCTCCCAATATAACCGACAAATTGAATAAATTTCATTTTCGTCACTATTCCGTTAAAGTTACTATGCGTTTGAATGGAACTCAATTCCATGAAGGCGCCGTGATAGTTGCGATTCTTCCTCAGAATCCTGGTTATACTGGAGATACATATCCTACGACAAATTTTAAATTTGACAATGTTTATACTATGTCAACTTTGAAGTGGAAAGTCATTTCAGCAAGTACGTCAGAAACCACTGAATTCATTATTCCGTACATTGCACCTCGCCCACATTGGGAGGATGAAGATGAAACTACCACAACACCTTGGGTAGGCACGCTTGTCGCGCGTGTTCTAGTTCCGCTTGCCCAGCCTGGCGTAACAACAGCCATTAACCTTAACTTATCAATTGCCTCTAACTTAATTGCTCCCGGATATTCTGGTCCTACGTACCATGATGATCTTTCCGGTGTAGAGAAGTCTAAACTTATCAAAGAAAGACTCAATTTTGTTCGAGGCCCTAGAGGAAAAGTAAGGAGTCCTGATAACAATGAAGTCCAGAATCCGAAACATGAAGCTCATTCTAACTCTGTAGCTGTCGAGCAACGACAGAAATCTTCAACTGGTATTATATCCAGCGCTCTAAATGCAGCTGGAGGCGTTGCTGCTGTTGTAAGCAAAATTCCCTTAGTCCCTGCCTTTGTGAAAGTAGGAGCCGGTGTTGCCGGATTCCTTTTTAAAGGAGCAGCTATGGCTGCTAAATTTTTTGGCTACGATAAACCTCTATCGGTGAAAGTAGAGCGGGTGATAATTCCCACTACTGTTTCTTCGTTGACAGAAATTGATGGCCTTCTCAACTCCCACACTCTTTCAGTTCGCAAAAGCAATTATGTAGCGACGGAATGGCTCACTAATTGTGACCTTCATACAAAGCTTCCGTTTCTACTGTCCATCCCTTCGATCATTTATGTCGGAAATTTCAACGCATCAGTTAACCCTGGTGATGTTATTTGGAAAATTGGAGTCTCACCTTCAGTTTGTTACATGGAATCAATGACATATCCTTCAGGAAATACCTACTTCCCCGCATTTAACACGATTTTTTCAGCTCTTACCGAGATGTTTTATATGTGGAGAGGAACCATCGCTTTCAAAGTGTACTTTTTCTGTTCCGCTTGGAAACAAGCCAGAATTAGACTCAGTTGGCATCCGACATCTTCTGAAGTAGGGTCCAACATCTTTGGAGGAACTGGTGACTATCGTAGTGAAATGGTAGAGATCGCAGGAGACACCAAATCTAGTTTGTTTGTTATTCCTTATGACCAATCCCGTGACTTTAAATTGGTTGGAAATAAACAAGCCATGTTAGATGAGAACATAAATGGAGTATTCGCTATATCCGCAGTGAATCCACCGATAGTTGGTACTAATACTACTGACTCCACTATCTCCTTTATGGTAGTTGCAGCGTGTGCACCCACAATGCAGCTTCGAGGTTTGTGTGAATATTCGCCGTTCACCACAAGCCAGACTCAAAATCCCGGACAGAACTTCAATGTAATTCTCAATTCCACTGCGACATTGCAAGGGAATTACTATAATCCTCTAACAGATTATGCCCTTAGGCATGAAGCTCATTCAAAATCAGTTGACGTATCCATAGAATTCTGGGAAAACCAGATGGATTCGCCGCATCACGAACTGATTTTTGAAAACACTCATTCAGTAGAAGAAATTAAAGATGTGAGAGATATTCTTCATAGATCTCGCATTTATTGGCCTGATGTCACGTTAGGCGCTCCTGGAAGTCCTTCTTTC